TCCTGAGCTGAAGGCGATCACCAAGAAGGTTGAAAAGACATACGACGATGTTGTGAAGGAAGATGACGTACCTGACAAGCCAGAGATTCTAGCGGCACTCCGGGCTCAGCCTGCGAAGTACCTGTCTGCAAAGGCATTGGAAGTTTATAGTCCCAAGCTGCTTCGCATGTTGACCAATATCGAGGCCACTCGCAAGGCTGGAGATACTTGGCCTAACCAGTTTATCTACTCGCAGTATCGTCAGCTTGAGGGACTTGGTGTATTTGCGGCCATCCTCGATGCGAACGGGTGGCAGCCGTATAAGATCACGAACAAGAATGGACAGTGGCAGGAAGATGAGATGGAGGACAAGCCAGCCTATGCCTTCTTCTCAGGCGAAGAGAAGGAGGAGCAGCGTGAGATGATGCGTCAGATCATCAATGCCCGTTACGAGTCCAACTTCCCTTCCAGTCTGAAGACCAGCATTGAGAAGCGTGGAAAGAAGCTGCTCTGTATGCTGATGGCAACCTCTTCGGGTGCCGAAGGTATCACATTAGCGAATGTCCGCCATGTCCATATTATGGAGCCGCACTGGACTCCTGCCCGCCATGATCAGGTCATTGGTCGTGCAATTCGTATCTGTTCTCATGCCACATTGCCGATGGATCAACGCACGGTTCGCGTTAGTTTCTACCTGTCTGTGATTTCACCTACGCAGAGCAAGGGTGCAGAGGGACCTAACATTGTTGCAGTTCGAAAGTCGGATGTTGAGCTGAAGCGGTATGAAGGTGAACCATATGCGGAGACGTTCATGTCCACAGATGAGTACCTGTATGAGAAGGTGTATGAAAAGGACAAGGTGAACCAGAGGATTTCAGTACTGCTGAAACAGGCCGCTGTTGACTGTGAGATCCATCGAAAGCTGCACTCTCGTGAGAAGCCGCAGATCTCCTGTATGCGGTTCGATACGACTGCAAGTGGAGAGGATCTTGCGTTCAAGCCGTCTAGCAAGACGGACGACCTTGATGAGACCTATCTGCGTAACATGACGCGTAAGAAGCGAACCCTGCAGAAGATGAAGATCAAAGGAATCGTGTATTTTATGGACACGGTTACGAAGGAGATTTTTGACGGTCAGGCCTTCGAAGATAACCAGCGATTATTGCGTATCGGGACGAAGATATCCGATACTCAAGTTAAGTACTGGTTGGCGTAGCCGCTGCACGCAAGTCGTCGAGCCAAGAAGAGCACACTTCGGACCAGGTCTTGAACTTGACATCCTCGATCGCCGCGCGCATCGTCGTGTACTTTGACAGGGTTGTCTCCATTGCATCGGTCACATCATCGGGATTGAACGATGGAGCAGACAGACCAAGCGACATACCTGCAGCCGAATACACGAGCGGACCCGGACGGACATAGGTAGCAACAGTGCTCGGCAGGAACGTGCGATACGAACCGACATCCGTCACAATCTGCGGTGCACCAGTGTAGAGGTGCTCGAGCTGGCAGAGACCGAACCCCTCACCATCAGACGTATTGATCCCAATATCAGTCATGTTGTAGATCTGATTAATACCCTCGTCAGTTAGAGTGTTCGGGGCAGCTGTGTCGATCAGCGCCATTCGCTTACCATAGGCGACAGGGTCAAGATTCGCACGGAGCAGCTCGGCATGGAAGATGCGCTGAATATCGTAATGTGCACCCTTCTGCGGATCAATTCCTGTCACCATGAGAAGCCACAACGGCTTATCTGGGTGGCGGCGCAGCAACTCAACGAATCCCTGAATCGTCAGATCCTGTCGCTTACGCTGGCTGTTACGATTCGCGTTCAGGAACACAATCGCATCTGTCGGAAGGCCAACGTTCTTACGAAGAGTAATGCGGCTCGCAGCAGGTAGGCGAGAGAAGACCGTAGAGTCAATCGCGTGCTCAATGATACCGGGCTCAAGCGAACTACCGTACTCAGTGAACGTCTTCGCCCATGAATCCGTGAAACAGTACACCTTATCAGCCGCCTTGTTGAGCTCATCCATCAGCGGCTGCGCGATGCCCTTGTACACCTGGTCAACATAGAGCCACAGCTTGTACGGAGTCTCACCCTTCTTGTACTTCATCGCCTGGATGAAACGTGCGATGATCATGGGATCATTGTAGATCATCACTACATCGGGACCAACCATCTCAATGTACTCGTGAATCTTGTTGAAGCCAAACCCCTCCTCCTTCGGGTCCTCAGCAGCAGCCGCGTCATAGGCAACAATGCCATCGGGGACCTTGCGCATGCTCTTGCGCTCGGGGTGGCGCTGAAATCCAAAGTGGAATGTCTTGACCTTCGGTGTAAGAGTTGCGACCTGTGCGAGGAGATTTGAGACAACCTTCGAATACCCAGTCGTCTGATCAACGTGAGTGCTAACAAGAACGAACCTCATTTTACTGTATTCTCTCCGCTCTGTATAAATAGAATGCAGGTCAACTCCGCGCAAGACTATCTGACCGCGCAGAAGCGCCGTATTGTAGCTGCTACCTTTACTCAGAACCCCCCAGCGCTTCAGCGCAAGTACAACTACGTTGTGACTTCTGTCATTGCCAACAAGGCAACGCAGTATGACAAGGTCTTCTATCCTCAGACGATCAGTCTTGCACCGGGTAGCACACCTGGACTGATTCCTCAGTCGCAGTGGAAGACACCTGGCATTCGCCCCACTGTCAATAGCTGCTGCATTGTCGCACAGGGTGCAACTCCATTGGCGGGTTCTTTAGTCTAAACAATCAGCGTGTGTAGATACAAATGCCTGGTGGCTTGATACAATTGTCCCAAGTCGGGGCTCAAAATCAGCTTATCAATGGAAATCCATCGATGACCCATTTCAGGTCTGTCTATCGTAGGTATACGAACTTCGCAATGGAATCGATCCGTATGGATTTTTCATCTTCGCATTTAGATTTCAATGCAACTCAGACGCGAACACTGAGCTGTAAGATTGATCGATATGCACAGCTTCTACATGATACCTATTTAATGATCACGCTTCCCGATATTTGGTCACCTATGGTGCGTGTGTCTGCACCGCCAGCCGGCTATGATCCGAACTGTAGTGCGGTTGGATATGAATTCCAATGGATTAAGAACATCGGTTACAATCTTATTGACCACATTGACATTGTGATGAACAATGTTGTGATTCAGACTCTTACTGGAGAATGGCTCAAGATGTACTCTTATATGACACATGATGCAGCAAAGCGACGTGTGGTGAACCAGATGGTAGGCAATGTTCCGGAGGTCTATGATCCAGCCAATGCATATGACCGTAGCAACCAATATCCTCACGCTGTGAGCCCATCGTCTCTTCCGGGAAACATGCCGTTTACGACCACTCCCGAACCGTCCATTCGTTCGCGTCAGCTCGTGATCCCACTTCACTTCTGGTTCTGCGAGAATCCTGGTGTAGCTCTTCCTCTCGTTTCTCTACAAAACTCAGAGGTGTATATTAACGTAACACTTCGACCCCTCAATCAGTTGTATACGGTGATTGATGTCAACCCGGCAAATGTCATCATTTCAATCAGTAGTATGGTTTCATCTGGTTCATCTATTATCGTGACAACCCCTACTCCTCACGGATTTAGCGTTGGTACCGGTGTAACTCTTCAGGGCCTCACGGGAACGGCGGTTCTTCTCACTGGTTCATACGTTGTTGCAACGGTACCATCTACGACTTCATTCACGGTTGTCTCAACGGTTACGATTGCAGCCGGTGATCAGACAAATCAGCCAACAGCAACGGTAGGTGGTTCGACCAATGCATCATATGGTCAGCGTATTCAGCCAACGGGTACGTATCCAATTGGTCTGTTCCTGTCTCCTCCTACCACAACGGGTCTTTCTTCGAGTTCATCGGTCTTGACATTTTATGCAAATCCCTATCTGGAAGGCAACTTCATCTATTTGACGGACATGGAGATGAACCAGCTTGCAACTGCAGATCAAACGTTTTTGCTGAAACAGGTTCGTTACACTGTAAAGGAGGGACAATATGGAGCCAATACTGATCTGGAAATTCCAATGTTTAACATGGTCACGCGTATTGTGTTCTCGGGTCAGCGTTCTGATCGCGTCGTAATGAACGATTGGGATAATTACACAAACTGGGCAAATACCAATCGTGCCCCATTTTCGGATATAACTGCGACTACAGGTGACCTACTCTATTCATCTGGTCAATACCAGATTTCTTCGGTGTCTCCCCGTCACGTAATTACGGATGCAACGCTCTTGATGGATGGTAATGAGCGGTTTGCGAAGAAACCGACAGAGTACTTCTCATTGATTCAACAGTACAAGCATACAACAGGTGAACAGCCATCAACCCTGCCAGGTGTCTATATGTATTCATTCGCCCTGAACAATGATCAATATCAGCCAAGTGGTGCGTTGAATGCAAGTATGTTCAACAAGATCATGCTTCGCATCTCTCTACAGCAGCCATTACCAACCTCAGTCGGTGCGACGCAACGAGTTGTCTGTATTCTTAAATCAACTGCACTGAGTCAGAACCCGCTCGTTATTTCAAATCCGCAGGCTAGGAATCCACCGACCCCCGCAGATCCGATAGGTTCATTGATCTACCCACCTGATCAGCTTCTTTCTGTCGTTCAGACGATCGCAAACAACAATGTCATCTTTTCCTACACGTACAACATTAGGGTGTATGTTGAGTCTATCAACTACCTGCGAATCGTGAGCGGGATTGCAAATCTCGTGTTTGCTTCTTAACAATGGGTGACATTCTGATATTGAATGCCGAGTATACGGTCGGCGGCCAGCAGATCGATGTATCCGATTACGTCACTCGGCAACAGGGTGCCAACTATGGTGCCATTGACTTTGCAGTTCAGAAACTTGACGACGATCTTCGAAAGGATCATCGTATCTCGATCGCAGCCGATGATGCATCTTTAAAGCTGGCAGTACCTCGCTTAACCATCAACTATACAGATGAGTCTGGAGCGTACCATACAGCCAGCTATGTCCTTACCGAAAAGGTAGATATCGGAGAGCGATCGTCACTCGGTAAGTTCATCCAGAAGCCAGGAGATATCCTGTGGGGTGTTGGATTAACCGTAGCGAAGGGTCAGTTCCTATTTGGACTTGTCTTGGTATGGGCATTGGTTGTTCTCTGGGCATTCAAGCAGTGGGAGTATCTCGAGCTTGCGTTTCGGAAGGGCGCAATTGATGGAAGTCTGCATGATGAATTCGGCATACTCGGTAAGTTTATGGCTGTGCTTGTCTACACCATCTTTACGTATGGAGATCTGCTAGGGAAGCCTTTTCAGATCCTTCTCGGTGGTGCAGAGCCGATTCGTGGGTGGATTGTGAAGTACATCTTCTCGGCATTCGCGGTATTGACTCCGGTCAGTTCCTTCTTTGTTCAGTTTCTGGTTTGGTTCACGCTTGTCCAAACTCTTCTGAGTAAGAATCAATGATTCAGGTACAGTGGCTCGTCGCTGGACTGTTGACTGGAATGATTATTAGCGCGGTGTTTATCCCACCGACTCGTAAGACAGCGGGTCTTCCTAGCCCCGGAAGCCCAGAGGTCTTTCACACAGACACTGGATGTGTTCGCTTTGAGGCAACCGAAGTACCGTGCACTGCGGAACCCGATTCGTTGAATCTCCTCGCTGCTCAGAAGTAATGATCCCCATCACCAATGTTTTACATCGGGGTGCACCGTTCTTTTCATTCATCATTGGACTTGGATTGGCCGTGTTGATCTTTCATCGCAAGTATGGCGTAATGAAGACCTTAGCACTACCCGTTAAAGAAACAATGGATCGCGTTGTCAAAGTTGATGGGAAGTGCTACCGCTACCGCGTGGAAGATGCACAATGCGAAATCCCGTCTTCATCATAAACAATGGAAGGAGCAACATCGCTTGACGCCCTTCTCCCTAGTCCGCAGGGTCCTCAGTCATCCCCTCCTGTGTATCCAGAGTCGACCAGCCCTCAGCCGAGTGCGACGATTGTCCCGTCATTCAAGCCGTCACTTCCGGCGATGACATTCATGTTTCGCAACCTGCAGCTGTACGTGGCATTCTTCGTGGCTACCTTTGTCCTGTCACTCGCTACGCCGCGCAACCTGCTTCTGCAGTACATCCCTTCTGCTTACACTTCAAATGGCGTAGTCAGCTATCAGGGTGCAGCCGTCATCGGTGGCGCATCGGTTGTTCTCGCACATTTTGTTAACGTCGTTATTACAAGCTTTCTAGGATGATGAGTACTATGACAATGCAGTCACCTGCATGGGTGTACCCTCGCATCCTGTTAGGCGCCGGTCATCAGTTAACTCCCTTTTTTACAGCCAAGTACAACATTACCCATGTGGTCAATTGCGCATTTGCCGATGATTGTCCAGAATGGTGGAGAACACGTCACGCAGGTCACTATGCTGAGCTGCATGCAATTGATAGTCAAGCAGTGAACATACTCGATTGGTACCCAGAGTTCGAGAGCTGGATGAGACTGTTTTTACGGTCAACAAATGACACCGTCTACGTTCACTGCAAGGCTGGCGTGAATCGGTCAGCGTATTTGGTCTTGACGTTTGTGTGCAAGAACTTTGGGATCGATTTCAGGACGCTTTTGTCTGCGGTTAGAAAGCAGCGTCCCCTTGTTTGTGAGAATTCTGCTTTCATGAAGCAGGTGGAGGACGAACTATATGGACGTGTTCAGAGTGAGAAAGACACGCGAAACAGAACCAACGTCAATGGGAACACTTGATTCTGTTCACCAGGATATCGTATCTAGCCTTCGAGAGGCTAAGTTGCAGTCGAGCGCTCTGGAAGCAGAGGCGGCTGAGTTACGCAATAGAGTGGAGTCTCTTCGCTCTTCAAATGAAATCGCGGACGTTGTGTCATGCAGCGGCTGGGAGACAAGGATTCGCGAAATTGAAACTGAGCTTGCTAGGGCCAATCCGGTGGAGGACTATTACATGAAAAACATGGACATCCTCATGGACTATTACAATCGCCCTACACAGACTACACAAACCAAAGATACAACCACATTCATGAAATTCTTCACAGCAGCTGCTCCAGTGGAGGCAGGTATGACCAAGAAGCAGATGTTCGACGAGTATGTTGCGCGAATGAAGCTGGGGAATGCACCGGAGGTGACGCAGCAGATGACGGAACACTGTAATGCATGCAACGTTGCTCGCGAAGAGATCAGTTCGGAGGGAATCCTTGTCTGTCCGAAGTGCGGGTCAGAAGAGTATTCGCTCGTTGTGTCTGACTTCCCTTCGTTTCGCGATCCTCCGAAGGAGCGCAACAATTACGCCTACAAGAAGATCAACCACCTCAACGAGATTCTGAACCAGTTTCAGGCGAAGGAGTCGACGATGATTCCTGAGGAGGTGATGAACGAGGTTGTGTTGGAAATCCGTAAGCGTCGCATCAACAATATTGCCGATCTGACGGAGAAGGAGATTCGTGAGATTTTGAAGAAGCTGGGACGGTCCAAGTATTACGAGCATGCAGCCCACATTCTGTCGCGGTTAAACGGCAATCCACCTCCTACCATCACGCCGGAGATTGAGGAGAAGATCCGTGCGATGTTTCAGGAGATTCAAGCACCGTTCTTGTTGTATTGCCCGAACGACCGCACGAACTTCCTGTCGTACTCGTATATCCTTTATAAATTTATGGAACTTCTCGATATGGATGAATATCTACCGTACTTTCCATTACTGAAGTCACGTGACCGGTTGATCGCGCATGATCAAATTTGGTCTAAGATTTGTGAGTACTTGCACTGGCAATTCATCCGTTCTGTTTAGTTCACGAAGTGCTGCGTCTCGCACATTTGTCGCATCTTCAAGTGTAGCATGCCAGCCATAATGGCGCATCTGCTTGTTGACTCTGAACTTAACTTCATATATGCTACGGAGTTTTACCCAGTAGATTCCATATTGCTCGCGGTCATGTCTATGAGTGTTTAACATGTTTTCGCGTTTCGTAGACCATTGTAGATTCTCTACGCGATTATCTCTTCTATCTCTGTTTATGTGATCAACCTCTGGCTTTTGTTCCGGGTTCGGAATGAATGCAAATGCGACGATCCGATGAACCTTCGTTAGAATCTGACTTCCATTCTTGCACAAGTTTACCGCAAGGTAACCGCCACCATCCGCAGCTGGACTCAGAATCTTACGTGGTCCACGTACTCGTCCCATGTTCGAAACAGTATACAACCCCTCGTATCCAACCACGTCTTTCCACACTTCCATGATAGGGACAATTGATGACATGCATGATTCGTTTTCAAAACTCGTCGCCGCAATAAGTAATGTCAACACCCCCACAGACAATCCAACTTTCTCCCACAGCTGGATATGCGATTGCAGGATTCGCAGGAGTCGTTGTCGTCTCGCTAATTGGTCTAGGCTTCTACCAGACGTATGCGACGATGCAGTTGTACTCACAGGGATCGCAGGATGCAAAGGACCAGGCACTCACGCGTTTGGCAACTGGTGAAGCTGTTGCTCTCGGTGCACATGGGATTGGAGAAGGGTACGCAGCAACCCAGCGACAGGGTGGGCGCCGCAAGAAGACACGTGGTAAGTTAAAGAAGTCGCGCAAAACCCGTCGCCATCGGAAAGTTAGGTATATATAAACAGTATGTCGCGAATTCAGGTTGCGGGACGAAAGGTTGAACTTTCGGGGTTGCATGGTGTCTGGCTGGGAGCTGACCATTTAACTAACTCCAAAATCACACTGTTCTATATCAATGGCAGCCCGACACAGGTGATTGAGTATGGATGTGGTCAGCATGTGCAGGCCGAGAAGGACAAAAACACAATAATTGAAGCGTTACGCCCATTTCAATGTATAGTGCCGCGTGAACCAAGCTCGGATAAGACGGCATCCGGGGAACGTCTTGCGTAGTTCGGCCTCAACCACCGATCGTTCGAGGCCGCCAGGGATGGTGAAGTATAGTTCGCGTTCACCGAACTTCGCCACTGATTCAACCTGTTCTACCAGTTTCGTAATGAACCGATCCAGTCTCGCATGATCATCAAATAATGCCCGCAACTCTGTAGCAGAGGGCATTAGTTGGTAGAAGTTTGTTGCTCGTAAATAATGAAGCGCACATTCAGGCTTCCACGTCTGATGTCGAAGAAGTACTGCAAGAAGACGCCATGCCGTCGTATGGGATTCACGCAAAAGGCCAGCTGCCGTCCGTATAAGAATTGCTACACGCGTCGTCACTCATGATCAGGTGGCAGACTCATCAGACCATAGAGAACGCAGAAGAACACTAAACTATGAAGCATGAACCCAAACGCCGTAGGACATCCATTGGTTGCGACACCCGGAATCAATGAATTCACGAAGCGAAAGGTCACCGGATTCGCCACAAGAAAGAACGCAAGAGCCGAGTACAGAGAATACTTGAACTTCAATCCTTCAGACTTAACGGCCATTTATTTGTAGTTAACTATTTTAGAACAGGGTCAAATCATATCCCATTCCTAAACAATGATCACCCACAGGCAGCGGTTTCTCCGCAAGCACCATATGACGGTTCGTGGATACTCGCTGGGTGAGTTGGCCAAGAAGTCAAAGGTTTCGCGTTCAATCCTCCAGCAGGTCTACGATCGAGGAATCGGAGCATACAAGACCAATCCCACCTCTGTGCGAATGAAGGGTACGTTCAAGAAGGGAGTGAATGCCCCGTATAGCCGGAAGTTGAGTAAGGAGCAATGGGCAATGGCTCGGGTCTATTCATTCCTGGACGGAAACCCGAAACACGATACAGACTTGCGTGAAAAACTTCATCAAAGGAAGTAATGGACCTTACACCGCAAGAAGAAGCGGCAATGCTCTGTTATATTGCTATCTACTACAACTGCGATACAAGCAAGATCGGTGAGATCATCCAAAAGCATGGTTCAACCACGAGTAGGGTCGTGTATCGAGGCCAGTCTAAAAAGGACACCGTGATCGACACTAGAAGTCCATTTGTGTCTACCAGTCCCGACAAGGGTATGGCTGAATCGTTTGTAGAACATGATTGGGAATCGTCCCAGAAGGTCGGTAATTTGTTCACGATACATCTTGTGAATGCTAAATGGTTAAGCACAAGGAGTATTACGTTTACGCTTACGAACGAAGTCAAGGAAGAGGTGAGAACTATGATCGGTAACAATATGATTCGAAAGGACAAGGACTATACCCTAGATCAGTATTGGCCTCAAATTAATACACGGCTTACAGAACTACTCGCAGATGGCGAAGAGATATTGGTGCTGACCAATGGGACGTTTTACGGCGATGAATCCATGAAGACAAAGGGGTTCAAGACAACCAGCCCAAACCAGTTCGAAGCATGGTATTCTGGTGCGCGTGGAGGTCGCCGCCGGAAAACACGTCGCAACCGTAAGTAATGGCGACAGTTCCCTTCTCCGAGCTAAAAGTCGGAAGTACCTATGTACTTCCAGCACCTTCTGACGTTGATCGATTCACGATGGGAACAAACTCTCAGGTGTGGATTAATCAGCGAACTAACTTATTGAAATGTGTTGGACATCCTATGAAAGTTGACAGTAGAAATAGAGATGATATGATCACCATCTCTATTAGAGGCAGAGGTGTGGAGGGAATGCACACTTATAAGGCATTCTTTCCAGAAGGCCAACGTTTCAAACCTTTTGTTAAGGGTGTAGATATCATTCCGCAAGATCCACCTCCAGTCCGGCCTCCACCTCCAGATCCATCTGCAGACCCGTGGGAT